TGAACATGGCAACCCGGATCAAGGTAAACCTGGGCGGGACAAGTATCACGACGGTGGACGCGGCGCTGAAAGTGCTGACCAACACCGGGGTGATCAACTCCCCGGACTACTGGGCCACCGCTTACTCCTCCCTGGCATGGCTGGACACTCTGCTGATCAGCGCGGCCAACGCCCTGACAGCGGATTGAGGAGAACGACATGGCAAATGAAATTTTCAGGGTGGGCAAGGTTTCATCCATTGACTACGCCGCCGGCCTGGTGCGGGTGGTCTACCCCGACAAGGACAACAGCGTGACCGCCCCCCTGCCCATGCTCTGCACAGAGTACAACATGCCAAAGGTGGGAGATCCCGTCATGGTGCTGCACCTATCCAACGGGACCGAGGCGGGGCTGGTCCTGGGCCGGTATTGGTCCGGTAATAACAAACCCCCGGAGGGCGCGGAGGGCCTGTACCGCAAGGACCTGGGCCGGACGCCGGGGGAGGCCATGATCCGGTATGACGGCAGCACCCTGACCATCCAATGCGCCGGGGCCATCAAAATAGAGGCCGGCGGAGCGGTGACCATAAACGGCGCCACCATCGACCTGAACTAAAGGAGGCGGGATCCATGCCGCAGGCGGCAAGAATAACCGACGCGGTGGCGGGAACCACCGCCGGGGAACACACGGGGCATGTGCCGCCCCACTCCCCGGAACCGTTCGGCGGGGAGATCTCCGGGGCGTGTTCGGGGACGGTGCGGATCAATGGCCTGTCCGCCGCTACGGTGGGGAGTATCACCACCGAGCGGGACGGGTGCTGCGGGTCCAGCCAGGGCGCCGTGGGCGCCGGGAGCGGGACGGTACGGATCAACAGGAAGCCAGCGGCCCGCACGGGTGACGCCCTGACCGCGCACAGCGGGAGCGGAACCGTGACGGGCGGCAGTCCCAATGTGAGGATAGGAGGGTAAGCTGTGACCATTGGAACGCTGGGGCGGAACATCGTCTTTGAGGTGAGCGACGAAACTGCCCTGATCCTCCAGGAAATGACCAGGGAAACCTCCGGGCGCTGGGCCATCCATGAAACCATGGGAGCAAAACCAAAGGCGGAGTTTTTAGGCCCTGGCCTCCAGGCTGTAAACCTGACCATATACCTGTCCGCCGGCCTGGGGGTGCGCCCCCGGTCCGTGCTGGAGGCGGTGGAGGGCATGGTGGAAGCAGGGGCGGCGGAATATTTGGTTATCGGCAACAGGCCGGTGGGGAAAAATCCGTTTCGGCTGACTGGATCAAGCGAAACCTGGTCCACCATATTCAGCCGCGGGGAGCTGGTCAAGGCCGCCCTGTCCATCACGCTGGAGGAATACGCATGAATATTTCACCTTTTGATTTTCAACTGCAATTCACTTTTGCCAATGACGCCATGGCGGAGCTGGACCGCAAGCTGGCCCTGCTGTACTCCACCAGGGAGGGAACTATGCCGCTGGATCGGGAATTTGGGATCAACATGGATTTTGTGGACATGCCGCCGGAGGTGGCCAAGAGCCTTTACACGGCGGAAATCACGAAAAAGACGGCCCAATTTATCCCGGAGGTGCGGGTGCAGTCCGTCCAATGGACCCATGGCGACGAGGGCGTATTTTATCCCAAGGTGGTGATCACAAGTGCCTGACATGTCAGCAATCGAGAACACACCGGAAATCAGTTTTATTGACAATAAGACGGTGGAAGATGTGCGCAGCGAAATGGTGGCCGATTATGAGGAATACATGACGCAGGCCCAGGGCGTGACCGTTTCCCTGGACCGGGCCAGCGTCCACCGCATGATCCTGTATGCCGCGGCGGCGCAGATCTACCAGGCCATGCAGTACATAGACCGGCAGGGCAAGCAAAGCCTATTGAAATACAGTTATTCCGATTACCTGGACAACCTGGCGCTTTTTAAGGGCGTCACCAGAGGCCCGGCCACGGCGGCAACCTGCACCCTGCGCTTTACCCTGGCGGCGGAGCGGGAAACGGCAACGGCCATCCCGCAGGGCACCAGGGTGGCGTCCTCCGGGTCCGTGTACTTTGCCACGGACGAATACGCGGAGATCCCACCGGGCAGCACCGAGGTGGAGGTGGCGGCCACATGCACCGAAACCGGAAGCGCCGGAAACGGCCTGACCGCCGGGGAGCTGTCCGCCATGGTGGATCCCGTCCCCTATGTGGCCAGCGTGACCAACACCGCGACCACGGAGGGCGGGGCGGAGATCGAGAGTGACGCGGACCTGGCGGAGCGGGTTTTCCTGGCCCCCGGTGCCTATTCCACGGCGGGACCGGAGGACGGCTACCTGTACCACGCCAAGGCGTACAGCCCGGCCATTGGGGATGTGGTGGCCACCAGCGACCAAGAGGCCGGAACGGTGGACATTGTTTTCATCATGGCCGACGGAGCAAAGCCTGGGCCGGAAATGATCAACGGGCTAAAGGGCTATCTGCAAGACAAGACGATCCGGCCCATGACGGATCTGGTCAATGTATCGGCCCCGGAGGAAGTCCAGTACACCATCAACATGACCTATTACATCAACCGGAGCGACAGCGCCAAGGCCGTAACCATCCAGGCGGCGGTGGCCCAGGCCGTGGAGGATTACAAGGTGTGGCAGCGGGCCATTGGGCGGGATATAAACCCCTCCAAGCTGGTGGCCATGGTCATGGAGGCCGGGGCCAAGCGGGTGACTATGACGGCACCCACATACACCGCTGTGGCGGCCACCAAGGTGTCCGCCCTCCAAGGGGAGGCCACCGTGACTTACGGAGGGCTGGAGGATGATTAAACTTTCCGGGAGCCGCTTTACCGACATTATGCCGGAGAACCTGGCCAGCCAGGTGGAGGTCCAGGCGATTGCCTACGCGGTGGGGCGGCAGGTGGAAAAGCTGTGCGCCTATTCCGACGCCGCCCGGACCTATGCGGCCATTGCCACCATGCCGGAGTGGCTACTGGATTACATGGCCGTGGAGCTGCGCACCCCGTCCTATGATGAAAATTATTCCATCAAGACCAAGCGGGCGCTGATCGAGGGGTCCCTGTTGTTTTACACACAGATGGGCACCCCGGCGGCGGTCAACCGGATTATTGAAACCATCTTTGAAACCGGGTACATCGAGGAATGGTACGAGTATGACGGGGATCCCCACCATTTCCGGGCCTACGTAGGCGACGGCGGAGAGGTGGGGCCGGGGGAACTGGAGGAGTTCCGGCGGGTCCTGTCCTCCGTCAAGCGGCTTTCGTCGTGGCTGGACGATATTATCACAATCACAACCATGGACCCGGAGATCGTGACATTTACGGGGACCATGGGAAAGGGGTACACGTCCACGCCAATGCCGGAGGCGCCGGTGGACTATCACATGGACGCCCCGATCTATGCGGGCGGCGCTTTCGGAACCATAACACAAACCGCCATCCCGGCGGCAATCTAAACAGGAGGAAAACCCATGTTTTACGGATTTGTAATTACAGAGGCCGGAAACGCCCTTCTGGCCAGCATGGTGGCCGGACAGACGTTGACCATCACCGGCGTGACCATGGATAAAGGAACGGCGGAAAGCGCGGAGGCGGCCCGGCAACTGACCGCCCCCATCGACCCGGGACCGGACGGGACCAGCACTGTACCGACGGTGGACGGGAACGCCGTCAACATGATCGTGGAGTATCGGTCCGACCTGAACGGCGGCCTGCAGGAAGGGTTCTGGATCGGAGGCTTTTCCATTTTTGGAAAGGTGAGCGACGGAGAGGAAACCATGATCGGGTACGGTTCCCTGGGCGACGCCAAGCAGTACGTGAGCGCCTACGTGTCCGGCACCGCGCCGGACGTGCGCCGGTATCCTATCTCCATCACCGTCACCACGGGGATCCAGGTGGACGTGAACTATCCGGCGGAGGCGTGGATGACCGCCGAGGATGTGGCGGAATACTTCAACCAGACCCTAAAGCCAGACCTGGAGGAGAGCCTGGACGGGTTGATCCAGGAACACGACAAGAACCCCAACGCCCACAACGGTGCCCTAAAAGATAAGCAGGACGCCATCAAGGTGGAAGGCCTGCTGAAAGGGACCAAGACCACCGGCGAGGGCGGGGACACCTACAAGGTGGGCGCGGCCAAGCCGGGGACGGATTACCAGCAGCCCACCAATACCCTGCCGGCGGCAGAGGAAATGACCACGCAGGACTACATCCCGTTTGTGAACCATGAAACCGGCCAGCACATGCGGGCCACCCTCCAGAGCTTGAAAGAGGCCATCGGTGTGCAAAGCCCCACCATCAAGGTGACCACCTGCGAGGGCGCCGCCGTGACCTGTTCGGACGGTGTGACCACTCTGGAGGGGACCGGATCGACAGAATTTGAATTGCCTAATGTGGGGGACTGGACCGTGACGGCCACCCTAAACGAACAGACCGCCACCCAGCTGGTGGAAGTGAGCGGCGCCCTGCTGTATGAGGTGGACCTGATGATCACGAGCGGGATCGCCGTGACCACCCAACCCACCAAGACCACCTATTTCATCGGGGAGGCGTTCGACCCGACGGGCATGGTGGTGACGGCCACCTTTGCCGACGACACCACCGCAGACGTGACCGAGGACTGCACCTTCTCCCCGGAAACCATGGCGGCGGGCACCCAATCCGTAACCATTACATACGTCCGGGCGGGCGTCACCAAGACCGCCACGGTGGCGGTGGCGGTGCGGACCCTGGACCATATCGCTGTGACCACGCCGCCCAGTAAGACGGCCTACAAGTACGGGGAAACCTTCCAGCCGGCAGGCATGGTGGTGACGGCCCGCTATACAGACGGCCAGAGCCGGACGGTGACCGGGTACACCTATTCCCCCACCGGCGCCCTGAAATTGAGTGATACCACCATCACCGTTTCTTACACGGAGGGGGATGTGACCAAGACCACCACCCAGGCCATCACGGTGACCAAAGTGCTGGACCGGATCGCGGTCACCACGCCCCCCAACCGCACCAGCTACTTTTCCGGTGAGCAGTTCAGCACCGCCGGCATGGTGGTGACTGCCTACTACACAGACGGAAGCAGCGGCGCGGTGACCGGATACACCTATTCCCCCACCGGCGCCCTGGCCGCAGGAAATACCACCATCACGGTTTCCTACACAGAGGGCGGCGTGACCAAGACCACCACCCAAGCCA